CTTGGACGCGTCTGGGGCGACATGCGTGTAGGAGGTCGTACCACTCGGCAGGGTAGCCAGCGGGGAGCCGTCCCACGTGGTCACGCCCCCGACTACGATGCCGTGCCACACCTCGTGGGTGTGCTCAGCGTACCCGACGTGTGGGGTGAACGTGACCACGGTGTTGAGGTTGGCCTGCTTGGTGGCCACCGCGTCCGTCGGTGCGGCTGGGGTCGTGTAGATGGCGTTGGACGGATCAGAGAACGCACCGCCTCCACCGGAGTTGTTAGCCGACACTCGGTAGCGCGTCTTCTGGTTTGGCGCGTCGGATACGTTGGCCGAGTTCTGGGGGTTGATCGTCCCCATCGTGGTCCAGCTGCCGTCGTTGATCTGCTGCTGGATGGTGTTGATGGACGGGGATCCGTTGCTAGCGGAGCTCTGGTTCCAGGTGAGGTACGCCTGAGTGTCCGACACCCGAGCCGCCGTCACGTTGTAGGGGGTGCCGGGTGCTACGGTCAGCTGGGTCAGACCGATGGTGAGCAGTACCGAGGCCCCCGTGCCCGCGCCAGACGTGCCCGTGTTGCCCATGTTCAGACGGAACTGAACGGCACCACTACCGTCGGGATTGTGTGCGATGGTCTCGTTGCCCGAGGCGATGAACGTCGACTGGAGACCAGCCGGTGCCCAGTTGAAGCTGAACGAACCGGACCACACGGTAGCAACGCCCACCACCTCCACCGAGGCGGGGACGCCGCTGGCGTTGGTGGAGGGGTTGGAGACTCGCTCGTCCAGGTAGGCTCGCCACGAGACGTGCGACACGTTTGCTACGGCGTCGTAGCTGTCCTCGGTAACATCGATGACGAGAGAGCCGGAAGACCCTACGTTTGCAGTGTTTCTAGCCAAGGCTCACTACCCCCTGTCGGGACTGGACTCGCATGGAGTCGACGATGTATGTACCCAGTTCCCGGATGGACTGAGGGTCGAGGCGAACAGCAGGCTGATCCCCGTTGTTCTGGGCCGAGAAGCCGTCGGCGATAGCGGCGGTGAGCGCAGTCGGGTCTACGGTAGCCTGCACGGTTACTGCGCCCGCCTGCTGAGGTGTGGCCTGCATGGGCACCAGGGTCTGGGTGAGCGTGGCGTCGTGGGTGAAGGCGACCATCGTGTTGAGCTTGCCAGCCTCGTCTAGGATCTGCGCGTTGAGGTCCTGGATGGGCTTGATGGCCGCTTCCGCGTTGAGCGTGACACCGACACCGATACCGGCTGGCAGCCACTTACCGACTTCGTCTGCCAGAACGGTGGACGGCGAATGGATCCCGAAGAAGCCCTTGATCTTGTCGACTACACCACCGACGAATCCGCTGATCTTGCCGTACAGCCATGAGGCTGCGTCGCTGATACCGTTCCAGAGGCCCTTGATCAGGTTGAGACCGGCTGCGGCCATCTGGGGCAGCGCCTTACCAAACTCGCTCACCAGTCCGGAGATGATCTGCGGTACTGCCTGCACGATGGTGGTGATGATCTGCGGCAGGGACTTGATCAGGGAGGTGAAGAGGGAGATACCCGCCTGGATAAGCTGCGGGATAGCTCCGATGATGGCCTGGATGACGCTGATGATGATCTGCGGAATAGCCGCTACGATCGCCACGATGATCTGCGGGAGAGCCTGCACGAGCGAGATGAACAGGTCGATACCGGCCTGAATCAGCAGCGGGATGGCGTTCACGATGGCCGTGATAACCGAGGTGATGATCTGGGGAATCGCCTGAACGATGGCCACAATGATCTGGGGCAGGGCCTGGATCAGCGCGATGAACAGCTGGATGCCTGCCTGGATGATCTGCGGAATGCTCGTGGTCAGGAAGGTGATGATGCTCGTGATAATCTGCGGGAGTGCGGTGACGAGGGCCGTGATCACGAGGGGAAGCGCCTGCACGAGGGCTAGAAGCAGCTGAATGCCCGCCTCCATAATGGCCGGGATGCTCGTGCTCAGGAAGTCTAGGATAGACTGGATGAGGGTCGGCAGGTAGGAGATGATCTGCGGGATAGCTGCCAGGAGGCCGTTAGCCAGTCCGAGAATGAGCTGAAGGCCCGCGTCGATGAGGAGCGGCACGGCCTGGATGATGTAGTTGACCAGGGTGAGAAGGCCCTGCACGATGATGGGGATCAGGGTCGGCATGGCAGCCCCGAGGCCCTGCGCCAGGGCAACAACGGCCTGCACACCCGCCCAGAGGAGTTGAGGGGCCAGCTGAGCCACGGCGGTGACCATGCTCACGATGCCCGGCACCAGCGCGGTGACCAGGCCGGGAAGCGTGGCGGTGACCCCCTGGATGAGGCCCGTGATGAGGCCGACGCCAGCACCCACGACTGCGGGAATAGCCTGCCCGAGCGCCCCGACGATGGACTGCCCCAGGGTACCCAGCGTGGGACCAAGCTGCTGAATGTTGGCACCGATGTTCTGGATGACGGGCGTGATGTTGGTGACGACCTGCTGGAAGCTGGCGACCACGTTCTGAGCGAGTGCGGCCACATCCTGATCAGACGAGCCGAGTCCCACGAGAAGGTTCTGCCAGGCACCCTGAAGAGTGCTCAGCGAGCCCGAGATCGTGCTAGCAGCCTCCTTCGCCGTCGTACCGGTGATGCCCATCTTGTCCTGCACGGCACCGATCGCCGCGATGATCTTGTCGTAGCTGACCGAGTTGATGTTCTCGGCGGTAGCGGTGAAGCTGCCTCCCATGACACCGGACTCGTTGACCAGGCGGGCCATCTCGGACGCGGTACCACCGTACCCGAGCTTGAGGTTGTCCAGCATGGTGAAGTTCTGCTTGGCGAAGCCCTGGTAGGCGTTCTGGATGTCGCCGATGTTGCTGCCGAACTTGTTCGCGTTGTCCGACATATCGGTGATGGCTCGGTTGGCCACCTGAGCCGCCGCCTCGGTGTCGCCGCCGAGACCCTGGAGCAGCGCCGCACTGAACGATGTGGCCTGGCTCATGTAGTCGTTGGCGCTGAGGCCCGCGGTCTTGTATGCGTCGGCCGCGTACTTCTCCATCCGACCGGCGGAAGAGCCGAACATGGTCTCGATACCGCCGACGTTCTGCTCGTAGTCCGCGTATGCCTTGGTGACACTGACACCGAGTGCCGTGCCCGCTGCGGCAGCGGCAGTGGCGAACCCAAGGACGGCCACACCTGCGCCCTTGAGCCCGCCACTGACGAGCTTCCCCAGCTTGTTGTCGGATTCAGCAGCCGCGTCACCGACGCCGGACAGGCCCTTGGCAGCGGTGTCGGCACCGTCTACGCTGACCTTGATCTTGACGTCGTTATCGGCCATGCTGTCCTCCTTCTATTTCTCGGGCTGGGGTAGTAGTTCACCCTCACGTTGGCTGAGCCAGAACGTCCCCATCCGGGGGTCCGGGCCTTCGCCCTTGTTGTGGGCTTCGATCAGGGCCTTGTTCTGCTTGTTCCACTGGTCCTGACCGCTGGCGATAGCCTGCTGAGCCGGGCACTCCATGGACCACGCGGTGTAGTCCTCGATCGTTTCTTCTCTACCGAGTCTTGAGTTGTGTAGGTGCTGACTGAGAGGTCTTCCACAGCCGGGGCACTTGGCGTCCTTGAGGAACTTCCACTGAGACAAGACCTCTAGGTCAAGCTCATCCCAGGTGTCCGGGCTTCCCCCGTCAAGGAGGCGAACCGGAGGTAGCCCGGACACCAGGGCCATATCTAGCAGGATGGCTAGACGCGGCCCGATTTCGTAGGGCGGATGGTGACATCCCCTCCTGCGTTCTGCCAGTTCATGAACGCCTGCACGACCGAGAGCAGGCTGTTCCCCGGCAGAATTCCCTTGTCGCCCTTGGAACTGACGAGCGACCCGTCGGTGGAGAGAGGTTCCGGCTTGACCCAGCCCTCCGGCTCCACGTCGGGCGACGGGTCCTGGCCGAACACTCCGATGAAGGTCTCGGGGAGCACCTTCTCGTACTGATCGTATGCGTCCAGGCCCGCCTGCTTGGTGAGCGCCCGCCACTGAGCCAGGGGGACACGCTTGTACTGGATGTACACCGTGTCGGCCTCGGGCTTCAGATCAGCCACACGTGCCTCCAGGCGCTCGATCTCTTTCCCGCTGTTGCCGAGGAAGTCGATTCCGCCGCCCGTGGCCATCTTCATGGCCTTGGCCTGCGCAAGCTCCTGCTTGGCTTCTTCGTACTCCGGGGAGTACTGGGTCCGGATCGGCACCTCCAGGGTCAGGATCGCCTCACGACGCTCCTCGACTGCGGCTGCCAGTTCTTCGTAGCTGTTGAACATTTCTCATATCTCCTTGATATCGATGTGTAGGGCTGGTCAGGCCCCGACGGGCACGGCGACGCGCGAGCGCGACTGAACCGTGATGTGAGCAGTGATTCCGACGAACGTGTTGTTCGCCTCCAGCGGGTCGATGCTGGTGATGATGACCTTCCAGACCCAGACGAACTGACCAGCGGCCAGATCGGTCTCGTGAGCCAGGCCATCGCGACGCCAGATGTAGACCACGTCGCCGATGTTCAGGCCAGCAACGAGGTCGTCGTCGTCCTGTCCGGTCGACTTGATGACCAGGTCGTCCATGGAGTGCGTGGTGCTCGTGGGCAGCTGTTCCGACGCGGGGTCGCACAGCCAGTCGATGGACTCGGAGTCCGTGGACGATGTTCCGTTGAACGTCGTGATGGAGCAGTCGAGGCCGACACCGACCGAGAGCTCTGCGAGCAGGGGGTCGTTGATGTCGGCGACAGCCGGGGCCACACCAACCGAGACGTTGCCTCGACTGAGCTGAGTCGAGGGGTTCCACTGTACGAGCGGCATGTTCAGTCCTTTCCTTCTACTTGTTGTCCTTGGTGCCCTCGGTTGAGGACCCCTCGGTCTTGGGGGCGGGGGACCCGGTCTCCTGGGTCGGTCCCGCTGTCTGCTGCGTCTCCGCTGCGTCTCCAGCAGGAGCGGGGCTACCTGCACCACTACCATGCTCCGCCAGAGACCCTGCGCGCTTGGGCTGGTACCCGAGCACCGTCTCCCCGGGCTTGAGGTCGCGTACCTTGCGGTGAACGTCGGCGTTGTAGTTACGGTCGGACACTGCGTAGCGCACGCCCGACTCCTTGTGCTCTACGACAATGCCGTGAGACGAGGGCTTGATGTTGGTCATCAGATTCCTCCTTGGTTGAGTTGGACGGTCACCTGGGATTCGTAGTGACCTTCGACCGGGGCACCGGAGTAGCCCATGGACGTTGTGAGAGTGGTGCCGCCTACCCGCTTCCCCTGGAGGTCCTGCATGGTCTGCAGAGCGAGGTTGAAGCTGGCCTCCACGCTGGCACCGCAGCAGTAGAGGCTGAACTGGAAGTCGAACACGCTGCCGTTGCCAGCGATGGCGACCTCGATGTCGTCGATCAGGAGCGGCCTGCTGACCACGTAGGGCAGCTTGGCCCCCGTGGGCGGGTACCCGATGTGGCTCGGGGCTGTGACCAGGGCGTCGATGTCGTTGAAGATGCTCACAGGCCCAGATCACCCGCCGTGATGAAGTCCTTGGCGTCGGCCTGGAGTCGGCGGGCAGCTGCGATGTGGAAGGGTCGTGCGGCCATCCGGCTCGTGCCGAGAGCCACGTAGGGCGCGTACGTCACGGTAGGACCGATCAGGTACGCCAGCTTGCCCGCCGCCTCGGACGTCGTGCTGTTGAGCATGGTGCCCGTATCGACCGCGTGTGCCGCCTGAATCTCCTGCTTGGTGTAGCCGACGCCGACCTGAACGAGCGTGCGAAGCTTGGTGTCGAGCACCGATGGCATCGTGCTGGCCGCGCGTGCGAGCTTGGTGGCAAGCTGGCCCATCGTCATCTCAGCCATCAGAGACCCTTGCCTTCCTGGTTGACCTCGTCGAAGTCGCTGGCCACACCCTTGCGGATGAGCGCCAGACCGTTCTCACTGATCTTGTCGAGGTACAGTACCTTGCCGACCAGGCTGGGCTCGCTGCGGCAGACCAGGACCTTGACAGCCTGGCCGGGCACGAGGGTAGTCCAGCGGGCGACCTTCACCGAGTAGGTGTTGACCACCCGGGACTCGATCGCGTTGGCGAGTACGGTGGTCTGGACCAGGCCCATCACGGGCTGGCCGACGTTAGTCAGGGCTCGGGTAACCTCGGTGCCCACGGTGACCGGCTCGGACACGTCGAGAATCTGGAGGCTGTCCACCAGGACGGCGGATGCCAGGACGCGGGCGGCCTCATCCAAGGTCGGTGTCGACATTGTCATTCTCGCTCCACCTCCCGGTCATGTCGGTGGGGTAGACGTGGGGGTCGGTGTAGATCGAGATCTCGGTGAGGATGGGGGCCGCAGAGACCGCCGTCGCGATGACGGACATGCTGCGGTAGTACGCTACCAGGCCTCCCCAGCTGGGAGCGTCTACGGCGACGCTGGTGCCCTCGCTGGACGACTGGCGGACGACGGGCTGGGCCTCCAGGAAGCCGACGAGGCCGATAGCGGCCCAGTACACGTCGTAAGTCTCGATGTAGCCGGGCTGACCGGGCCACACGTTGTTCAGGTCCGGGATCAGTGCCGTGGCGAGCGCCCGGTCCTTCATCTCGGGAGTGAGCAGCCCATAGCCAGGCAGGTTGATGAGCAGTGCGTTGAGTTCGTCGATGGTGCTCATGCTATCCTCCTTGGGTAGAAGAGAGGGGCAGGCAGACCCGCTACCTGCCCCTCCAATCGGTTGCGACTACTCGGGCTTCTCGGTACCCGACGGGGTTCCGGTGACCTCCGGGGTCTTCTCGTCGACCACGGTCTCGTCGGCCGGGGCCTGCGACTCGGTGACTAACTCCGGTGCCTTGACGTCCACGTCGAGCCCGACTCGGAGGACCTTGTCACGGGCCTTCTTCGCCTTCTTGGCCTCGGCCTTGACGGTCTTGGCTGCCTCGGCCTTCACCTCGGCGCGGTTGGCATCCCACTCAGCCTGGGTGCGTGGCGCGTTGCCGTACACCATCAGGCACCAGCCGGGGTGATGACCGCGAACGGGTAGTCGGTGGGCTGGCCGCCGACTCGGGCGGTCGAGTACGCCGTGGCAAACGCGACCCGGAACTTGAATCGCAGTGCGACCATGTCCCGCTCAGCGAGGTTGATCTGGTTGGCACCGGTACCGAGGGTGGCCTGGTCGAGGAGCTTGACCTGGACGTCCTCACGAACACCGATGACGACCTTGGAGGC